ATGCTCACAGATACGAAACTGAAAAACCTGAAGCCAAGAGAGAAACTATACAAGGTCACCGATCGTGATGGCCTCTACGTTGCCGTGCAACCAAGCGGCTCCGTCTCCTTCCGATATGACTATCGAATTAATGGCCGGCGCGAGACGCTTACGATCGGCCGATATGGTGCTGACGGTATCACATTGGCTGAAGCGCGCGACGAACTCAATACCGCCAAAAAGATGGTGGATGCAGGCCATTCGCCGGCTGCAGCAAAGCGCGACGGTATCATGCAAATAAAGGGGGCGGAAAATTTCTCTGATTATACCGTCGCCTATATGAAACACGTCCGCCTTGCGGATAGCACTCGGGCGATGAAACAGGCAGTGATCGACAGAGACATCCTGCCAACGCTGGGGAAAAAGCTTCTGCATGAAATCACTACGCCAATGCTGCGCACACTGTGCGATAAGATAGTCGACCGCGGCGCCAGGGCGACGGCGATCCAAGTGCGTGAAATTGTCAGTGCCGTTTTCACCCATGCTATTGACCGCGGCCACGCAGTGCCAAACCCGGCGGCAAATATCAAAGCATCCAGCATTGCCACATTTGAAGAACGCGACCGCGCGCTGGAGCCTTGTGAGATCGGGTTGTTCTTCAACGCCCTAAACTCTACCGGCGCCGCATCTTCATTAAAGCTGGCTTTGAAGCTGATACTGATCACGATGGTGCGCAAGGGGGAACTAACAGATGCCACCTGGAAGGAGGTTGATTTTTCTTCAGCGCGCTGGACGATACCAGCGGAACGCATGAAGGCGGGGCGGCCGCATGTTGTTTATCTGTCCCAGCAGGCGATCGACATTATGGTTGCACTGCAAGTGGCAGCGTGTGGTTCCGATTACATTCTTCCGGCCAGATATAACCCACGAAAATCTATGTCCAACTCAGCGCTTAACCGGGTGATCAATACGACAAACGAAAAAATCAGGGAAGAAGGAAAAGAAATAGCACACTTCACAGTTCACGATCTGCGTAGAACTGCCAGCACGCTGTTGCATGAAGAAGGGTTTAATACGGATTGGATTGAGAAGTGTTTGGCCCATGAGCAGCGCGGCGTGCGCGCGGTATACAACAAAGCAGAGTATGCCGAACAGCGCAGGGATATGCTGCAGCAATGGGCCAATATGGTGGATGAGTGGATTGAATCGGAGCGGTAAAATAGAAATCAATTTTGTCGTGCGCTGACTGATGCAAGACACTGATCGAACATGGCTATTTTGGGGCTTTGCGCGAACCGGCGTATTCCGCCGGCATACGCGTAAGTGCATGGTTGATTGCCGTGGAGCTTCCGCTCAATTAGCTGGTGGTCAACCAACGTTGCCAGCGCGCGGCTAAGGGCATGTGACGAGATTGGCTTGTGCTCCATTTCGTACAGTTCCTTTATCTTTGCATAGCCGATATTCTCGTTTTCTTTCACGATCTGCATAACATCATCACGGTTGTGTTTCATGATGCGATCCTCACTGCTGCTTGTATGGTGAATCCGCCGGGGAGCAGTTCGACGTCATTCCTAGGGCATTCGTTACCCCAATGGTGCCAGCCTGGCGCGTCACCTCTGCTGAAAAGTTCAATTCGTGACACGTCACCGTACAGACGTTCAAGCCGGTGGCGAGCCTCCCAGGGCTTCGCGCTGTGCTGAGTGATAGGCGCGTAGATCACCTGTTTCACAGATGCATCCTGTCGTTCAAGGCCGGCGCCGCGAACGGCAACGAGCATTGATTCTTGGTTGCCGCGACTGTAATTCCCGGGGTTCATTCTTGTGACGCCGTTTAGCAGATCGAGAAAGTCGTAAAAGTCGACCAGGCCATCTTCGATGGCGGCGTTGACGGTACGCTCTGCCAGTTCGTTGAACTTCACCCACGTGAAAAGGAACATCTGCCGAACGTCGAATCCCCAGGCTTCCGCAAGTTCCTTGGCTTGGTCGGCATGCGTACCGGTGTACCACATTGCCAATACGCTGTTTTCTGCTGCGATTGACCACACAGGAAGCCGCTTCAAGTCCTGCAGCGTCATCGTGCTGTAGTGGTTGCCTGCGGCGCCGTTGCTGATCCTGTTGCCGTACTGCCATGGCGGATCTGCGTAGATAAGTTGATAGGTCATGACTTCACCGCCCAGACGATAATCAAGATCGTGGCGAACCACCACACGAACAGGCCAGCAAGCATATAGGCCCACGCATTACGCATCATGTGACGTTTGATATTCATGCCGCGCGCTCCTGTACTGGCCGTTGCTTGCGCTGGCGGACATCGGGGGAATAATCCGGCGTGCGGCCGGTGTTTTCGGCCTGTTGCTTATCGAGCCACGCTTCTACTTCATCTAAGTTCCAGGCTACCGTGCGGTTGGTCAGTGCAAAGCGCTGCGGGAACTCTCCTGCCTTTTCCAGTTTGGTGATCTGCGACTCCGACATGGGAACCATCGCCAGGAGTTGTGTTTTTCGAATTGCTGCTTTCATTGCTTCTCCTTTGGCGGGGCTGTAGCCCCGCGGCTGTTGGTTACATATGGATTTCGCTCAACTCATCGCGACGGATGTTGTAAACGTCGGTGGCTGCCTGCAACTGCTGTTCATGCGGTGCCAGAACGTGTGCGCCGTATTTATAGGCTTTGTCCAGTTCTTCCACGCTTGCGGCTTTGTTTGCCGCTTCGGTAAACGCAGCCAGCAGATCATCAGGCGACCGCTCATCTTGGTTCACTGCCTTGATCTCTTTTTCCGGCTTCTTGCCGTTGATAAGGCTATTTACGCCGGCGGCGCTGGTGGCGGGTGGGGTAACGTCGCGTTCAACGCGTGGTTTGGTTTCCTCAAGCTCGTCCGGGGTATAGACACCCAGCAGAACATCAGGGGCATGTAGGCGTGACCAGCGTTTGGTGCACAGGTATGCCAGTTGTTGCTTTGGATCGTGTTCCCAAAGCGGTGAGTTGCGCACGCCGGCATCTTTCATGCTGATAGTGAGGTAGCGAGGTTCGGTTTCTCCGCGTAGCGTTGCCCATACCGTTACCGTCAGATCAGCAGACTTATCATTTTTGCCGTTTACCTTCGACCAGTCGCCATCCCATTTGTAATTAAGGCGGGTGGCCAAAAGATTGGATGATGAGACTACTGCGTTAACAAGCTGCGCCTCATAGCCAAGCGATCCGTTAACAACATGGGTTTTCTGCGCTACAGCAAATGGGTTCATACCCCACTGCGCCGCTTGCATCGTTACTGCCAGACAGTCCGCCGGCTTTCCTGCCAGGTGCTGCGGAACGGTGGCTTTGCTTTGTGCCATCAGTTCGGCGAAGCGAACAAGCCGATCCATCCCCTCCGGGCTGAAGATGGCCGCTGCAGTTCCTACTGTGGCGCTGTGTTGAGATGTCAAAGTGAGTTCGTTGCTCATGCGTATTGGTCCTGTTTGCGCGCCCATGCTGGCCGCTGAATTTTTTCGACGCCGCCCCATTCATTGGTAATGCGGCACTGGTGATAGGTATTAAGATCCCGGCGGTAGAGTCGGTGGCCCTCGTCTACGTCTGCTGCGTCGAGTTCAAAAACGCGTACCGGGTAGCGGCCGCAGTCGATCGTCTCGCTGACAGCCAAGAAGAAGAATCCGGGAGTTTCGCCGGTTACCTGCTGGAATCCATCACGGTACATGGCATCCTGGACGTGATAGCGGAACTCCTCGATGTGGCGCGCGAAACGGTCCATGTCTGCAACCTTCTTCACGTCCACAATCACCGGGTGATCACTCAAGTGCCTGTCTGGCCGGCACCGGCACAACTCACCGGTTTCCGGGTCAGTCCAGTAGAACGATGATTCGCAATGGCCTTCTGCTTCCAGCATCCAGCGCGCTGCGGGGTGAGCCATAACGCTGTCGCGCATTAACTGAAGTTTCCGGCCTTGCTCTGCGTCCATGACGGTTTTACCGGTATGCTCGCAGTCTTTCAGGAATGCCGCTTCTGCCTCCTTTCCTGCCGTGGTGCGCCGGTTAAACTCCGGCGCTACGATGAATCGCTTACTGAACTCCTCCGGCTCCAGCAACTTGCAGTGCAGGGCGGTACCCATGTCCAGCGCCTTCAGCTTTTCAGTGTCGACCGGTGCATTCTTGATCCACTGCAGCAGCGCCGGGTTCTTGGCGACCATATCCAGCTGAGACTTACTCACGCCGTCGCCGGCGTGGTAATCCTCGTTTGAAATGTCGTGATAGATACCTTGTTTCATCACGCCACCTCATCGAACTGGTGGCACCGGCGGTAGATCTCCATTGCGCGCTGTCGCTTTACCAGCTCCGTTATGCAATCCCAAATTGCCGCGCCTGCCAGTTCCTGGTATTCGGTAGATTCGGTACCCAGTGCCAAAGCCTCTTGGTCGAAGTCCGGCGGAAGGTACTTGCTGATGAAAGCGGTGAAGCCATGGATCGGAACCTTCTTATCCAGCGCCTCAACCTCTTCATAAACCGCCTCGTTGTTCTGCTCCGTAAAGCCGGCAGCGATCTTTTCAATATCGATAGCCTGTTGTGCGTTCATATTTACGCTCCGATCCGGTTGGCGGTATCGATCGCTAACCGTGTTGTAAACGCCCAATTAAGGGCTTCGCCAAAATCTGCAAACCGCCAACTGACACAGCCGCAGACGGTCACGCAGAAAATCCCGTTGATGGTTTGAGAAATCATTATCAGTCCTACTAATTACCCTATAGGTAATTATTGATGGTGTGAGAAACCTGCGCCCCGTAGAGCGCGGTGAGTGCTAGTCGATGCCGTAGGCGTTGCGCTGGAAATCATCTGCCGCCAATCCGTCGCAGCGTTGTTCCTCCGCCGCGCCGCGTGCAAACCAATGCGCCCATTCCGTGGCAGTCCGTGGTGGCAACGGGTTGCCGTTGTAGTCGTTGTAAACTACGTCTGCTTGCTCATTGCATTGTTCCAGCGTGTCCCGCAGTTGGCGTTCAGATACGTCAGCGCCGTGCTGCTCATAAATCGTCTTCAGTTGTTGCATAGAAATTTGGGTAGCCATCGTGTAACCCTCTGCTGTGTCCCCGGTGTGCGGGGAAATCGTTAATGTTTAGGTGATCGCCGCATCATCGCGGTGCCTCAATTCCTACCTGATTGTTAAAGAGCATCATTACCAGATTGGTAACTTCTTGGGGTAATAATCGACCGTAAAAGGGTTATTGTCAATAGTCAGTAATAGAAAAAATTACCCATGGGGTAATTTTTGGTGGCGTGAGAAACCGCCGCAGGGCGGTAACTTGTTGTCATGGAATGGGATTGTCTTGTTAGATTCGCGCCTGCTGCATCACGAACTCAATGAATGATTCGATCTTGGCTTTATCTTCGGCCGGCAACTGCGCGTATTGTGATCGATCATAGTTAATCAGGGTAGGGTCTTTCGGCTTCAGCAGCAGCTCATAGCCGCGGCGCCCGAACGCGCCGGCGATCGCTTCCAGGCTGTTGATGGTGATATTGCCTTCACGGCTCAGCACCCGGTTAACAGTAGACTGGCCAACGCCGGCGGCGGCGCCAACTTTAGCCTGGCTGGAAAGCTCGCGGTTGTTGCTCATCCACAATTCCAGATTGCTCGCCACAATGGCACCGACTTCGGTTTCCTCTTGCACTGCTTCGGCGCCGGCGGCCATTGCCATCATGTGATCGCGGTCCAACCAAAACTTAGGCTTGTTCGCTGCAACCTCGAGCTTGCGCGCCACTGAGTCGCCGATCGTCTTGTGGTTCTTGTCTGTAGCCGGCTTCAGCCAACGGCTGATCACGTTGGCATTAATCTCCAGCCGTTCCGCCAGGCGTACTTGTCGGCCATCGAAATCACGGTTGATGATGTCGCGGAGGTTCTCGCGGCGGATGTCGTTAATGCTTTTCATAGTTGTTTAACAGTCCGTTGAATAGTTTGCAGCCTGTATTTAAAACAAAATTACCTGAATGGTAAACGAACCGGAAAGGTAATAAACTTGCGAAATGGCACCATTTAGGTAATTATCTGCACGATCAAACATTGAAAAGAGGCAGGATATGGAGCCGTTTAACTTCAAACAATTCTGGCTGGGGATGAGCAAAGATGAGCGTGATGCGTTTGCAGAAGAAGCCGGCACCACCGCGCTTTACATCATGACGCATACGCAGAGGAAGACGCGAATGCCAAAGAAAAAGTTCATTGATCAGCTGTTTAAGGCGTGCAAGAAAAGAAAGCCGAATCTGACAAAGCAGGAACTGGTGCTGTTCTTCTACTGATTAACACCGCCATATCAAGGGTCGCTAATGCGGCCCTTTTTTATTGCCCTTTGGTTTTGGGTAACAAAAATTTATTTATGGTTGATCTATTTTTGCTTTGCATGCATTCTTACATCACTGACGACAGTAAAAGAGGCCTATGAATGAAAATTGTTACCCGGGCCGAGGCCATAAATCTCGGTCAACTCCGGTTCTATACCGGCAAGCCTTGCCGTAATGGTCACTACTCTGAGCGCTTTACGAGTAACGGCGTTTGCGTGGAATGTTCCGCGCAACACTCATCCGCTTACCGCAAGCACATCAAGAAACTGATCCACGACGCCAGGGCAAAAGTAGCGGAGGTGAGCTGATGGCCGGCGACTGGATAAAAATGCGTTCTGACCTTCACACGCATCCGAAAATTGTCCGCATGGCGTCCGCATTGAAAGCGGACAGACTTCGGATTGTTGGCGGACTACATTCCGCATGGTGTCTTTTTGATGTCCATTCTGTTGACGGATTCCTTGACGGTTACAGTCCTGAAACGCTCGACGACATGATCGGATTTCCTGGATTTTCTCGCGCAATGATGGCTGTTGGCTGGCTGGAAGTTGACGGCGAAAACCTCGTAATGCCCAGATTTGACGAGCATAACGGGCAGTCTGCCAAGCGTCGCGCGCAGGATGCAGCGAGGAAAAGAAGCGTCCGCAAAATGTCCGCATCACAAGCGGACAAAATGACGACCAGAGAAGAGAAGAGAAGATCTAAAAGATAAAGATCCCCCTCTTACTCCCCCAAAGGAAAAACAAGCTTATCCCTATCCGGAAGGATTGAACGTATCCGCCTGGGAGGAGTGGAAGCAGTATCGCCGTGATTTGAAGATCAAGGCGTATGCACCAACGCCAAGGAGCGAAGGGGCGGCAATCACGAACCTGTTGAAGCTGTCAGGTGGAGATCTGCAGTTGCAGGCTGAAATCATCAAGCAAAGCATGGCCAATAGTTGGCATGGGTTATTTGAACTTAAGACCGGAGGCAACCATGAGACAGGCGGGCGATATGGTGCGGGACCTGATTACAAAGGCAACGCAGTCGAAGCAGTTCACGCAGCAACAGCCAGGATGCGAGAGCAATACGGACTCACAAGCCCTGGACAGAACAATCAGGATTTGGGATCGCATGGTGGAACTGTATTCGGACAAATGGACCAGACGGAACGGACTGACCCCGTCATCACTCTGGATCAACGCGATTGGAAAGCTGTCTGACGCTCAGATCAAAGCTGGCATAGGTGAGTGCATGAGGCAGTGCCTGGTTGAAGGCAATAAGTTCGCACCGGACCTGTCCGACTTCTTGGCATACGTCAGCAGCAGCACAAAGCATGGCCTTGGAATCGACGTCGACGAGGTGATGCAGGAGTTTAACGCCTACTGCAAGAACCGAAGCCGCTACAGCTGCGCGGAAACATATCCGTGGAAGCATCCGGTTTTCTACTGGATATGCTGTGACCTTCGTTCTGAGATGATCCAAAAAAACCTAACCAGCGGAGAGCTGGAGAAATTGGCAAAGAAAAAACTGAATGCTTGGGGCGCCAAAGTGCAGGCTGGAGAATCGATCCCTGATCCGGTTCCACTGCTCTCTGAAAAAGCATCCTCGCGGAAACGCGGCGCACCTGGTGCCGGCCATTCAGCAGCGATGGAAATGTTGGCAAGCTTGCGAAGCGGAAAACCGAATACGAATTGAAATGCTGAAATTCCTGCGGCTACGGTAGGTAGATTGCGTTAAGTGCCATGATGGCATGTAACGAGATGGGTTAAGCCATAAAATCGATTGTAAGGCCGTACAGAGAGTTTTAGCACATGTGCGATTTGTGAGAGCAATCGCTATTTTTTAGTTGCAAATAATTACCTAATTGGTAATGATTACCTTATGGGTGATTTAAGGAGTGAGCAGTGAAGCGAGTTGCAAACCGTTCCTTTGCCCTTGGCCGCCTTAAGACCGGGCAGATGAATAAGACCGAAGAGGCGTATTTCTCTGAACTCAATATGCAGAAGTCATCTGGTCTGATCGCCTGGTTCAAGTTCGAAGGGGTAAAGCTCCGCCTGGCAGATAACACGTTTTACACGCCTGATTACCGAATCCAGAGTTGCAACAAAGTCGGCAGAAGAAAGAGCCGATGCGCTGGCTGTGGAGAATGCGGCGCTGAAGGATTCAATCACTACGCATAGCCAATCTACGCACTTCTGTGAACTCTGTGGGAAAGACGATCCGTGCAGCACAGATGACGTTTGCTATGCGCTCAATGAAACCCCAGCCACTGACGCAGCACTTGCAGCTATCCAGGCGCAGGGAGTGGAGAAGTTTGCCGAGCGCATGCTTACCCTGGCTAATGACCTAACTTACAGCACGGCAAGCCATCGCAATGATTTACGCGATGCTGGCGCCAAGGCGATGGATTACGCCACCGAGCTGCGGGAGGCCAAATGAAAGAGCGCCCAGTGATGCCAGCAAATGAACTGAAGCCGTGCCCGTTCTGCGGCGTGAGTGGAAATGGGAACGTGCAGCTGCAGCACCGCAGCCACATTCTCGGGTGGCAAGTCCTCTGTTTGTCGTGCGGCGCCCGCGGCCCAGACGGAGACCATGACGATGCTGTAGACCGATGGAATCACCGCTCAAGTGACAGCGCTAGGGAGGTGGAGCGTGGGTAAGTTGATCGCCGGCGCCGGCATGCAACGAGGTACTGTTTCGGGAGAGCTTTGGCGCAGCCTGTTCCTTTTCAAATCCTTCCCGATCTCGGTGATGATGCGACACTGGTCGCGCGCCATGGGAATGCCATCAGCTGGCGGCCGAGCCGCATACCTCGCGACGTTCTTGGCCAGCACAACAATACTTGGCGCTATGTCGCAACAGATTAGCGATCTGATCTCTGGGAAGAATCCGCGCGAAGCCTTTGGTGAAAAGGCGCCGCAATTCTGGCTTAACGCCCTCCTAAAAGGCGGTGGTTTAGGGTTGTATGGGGATTTCCTTTTGTCAGACCATACGCGCTATGGGTCAGGTGCGCTCGCCTCAATGCTCGGCCCGGTTGCTGGGTTGGTTGATGATGCGATAAAGTTGGCTCAAGGCGTTCCGCTAAATGCCGTGGAAGGAAAGCCGGAACAGACAGGCGGGGATACGGTTAAATTCGTGAAGGGCCTTATCCCTGGTCAAAACCTGTGGTACACAAAAGCCGTGCTTGATCATATGATATTCAACCAGATGCAGGAGTATTTCTCTCCAGGCTATTTACGCCGTATGGAGAAGCGTTCTCAGAAAGAATTCAACCAAACTTACTGGTGGCGGCCACAGGATAAGTTGCCAAAATAAGGAATAAAGATGGTGCCCCTCTGTTTGGTCTTAATTTTTATAGCTATTCTCATCCTAATGGAAAGAAAGGGGATTATTGATGAAGGAGAGTTTGCCGTAGGAATAGTGTTTACGCTACTTGCAGTGGCTGGCTATATGGGTATCGGATGATACATTTTATTAAATGATTGGGTGAATAATGAGAAAGATAATAATTACTCTAGTTGTGGCTGTTTTTCTTACTGGATGTGCAAGTAATAATGGACCATATGTAACTGTAGACTCATTATCTTCAGGTAAGTCAGTTGGGAAAAAATACATAGTCCTGCCAGCTAGGGCTGAGCTAAAGCAAAATGACCAGCTTTATTTTGCTCAGGTGGAAAAATATTTGGATAGGGTTCTGAAAGAAAAGGGGTATCAGAAAGTTAGTGATAAAAATATTGCTGACCAAGCTATATTCCTTAACTATTGGCATGATGGCGGGGTAAGCAATACGCGCGAAGAGGTTGTGCCAATTTGGGGGCAGACCGGAGTAAGCTCTGCAACTACATATGGGACTGTCACACCAAGTTATGGCGGGGGTGGCAACTTAAGCACCACCACTACCTATACGCCTACATATGGTGTTACTGGAGCAGTAACTCAGCAGGTTACCGATACCTTCTACTCTACAGGTTTCAAAGTTGAATCATATGATGCAGCTGGTCTTCGATCTGGAAAAGAAGAGTCATTGTGGAGAACGACGGCAGTAAGCACAGCTATGGATTTGAACGACAGAAGAGACTTAAAAATGCTGTTCTTTATTTCCAGACCATTCTTTGCAGAGAATCTAACTGAGAAAGCAAGTGGTTATGCAAAGGGTGATGGCAGCCAAATGAATGCTTACTTCCAATAATCACCGACACACCACCCACCAAGCCCCGCCAGGGGCTTTATGGTTTGACTTTCAATAGCTCTTCCATTGTCGAATCCAATTCTGATATTGCAGGGTCTTTTAATTCAGAACCAATCACTGTTGAACACTGTCCTGTGGACATTTTTTCATAGTTTGGCATAATGAATCCATCTATGTAAGCATCTAATAATTTTGAATATTTTTCTTTTTTGTCTTTTAGTTCTTCAAAGTATAACGCTATTATTACCTGTGATCTTTTTCTTGATAGGCTAAATTTTTCAAATGGATCTATCATATTTTCAATAGTGCTTTCTCTTGAAGATATTTCCCTACTTATTGATTCTATAGCTTCCTTAATGGAATACAATTCCATGTACAGCTCCTCTTTTTTTGATATCCGTATCTTTGTTTTTTCCCCATGTTTATTTGCATAGTAGGTGGCAATGGAAGTGCAAATTGCGCCAGCTAAGGCTGCGCCACCACCAATAAAAGCTCCAGTAACAATCTCATTCATTTTTAATTCATCCTGAAATAATTAAGCATTGAAGTATTAGCGATTATTTATTGCTTACAATAATAGCAAAAAGTATAAAAAATTAAATTTTTTTACACATTGGTTTCGGTGATGCTCGATCATTTTAATGGTGACGTGTTAGCATTACTAAATAGGTAATGTGGATGTTAGTTAACGTATGTTGTTACCTTGCTGGTTCTTTTTACAGATCGTCTGTAACATTTAGAACTTGGTCGTAACTAAAATTAATCCTAGTGGTATAATCTTCGTTAAGTTAACCGAAGGGGCTTTTTTATGCTTTCAATACAAGAAGTTGTAGAACAAACTCGTAACGCACTGCAGATGCTGATTGATCGCATGGGTCTTAACTTAGCTGTTGGGCCACTAAAAGAGTCAGACTATCGCCTACTTTCTTCTGGTATGTTCGGTGAACTCAACTGGGAGTGGGGGATCAGTAAATACACGGGTCAGGAAAACAGCGTTGATCTCTGTTTCAAAATCCTCTCGGTTAAAGAAGAGTACCCTGCAGGGATTGCTTTGTGCGCTTACCGCACAGATACGCAAGCTTTCGAAATCTATATGATAGAGAATTTCGTTAGGGATCAAGATGGTCATCCACTTTGCAAGCGCATGGCCTTGTTTACCTTCATGGGTGCCTTCATATTTACTGATGCGGTAGAAGGTAGTCACATCATCATTGATGAACCTGATGAGGCGTTGAGAGATTACTACTCTCAGTTTGGCTTCGAAGACGATCCAGGGTGCTCATACCGAATGAGCTGTACTCTTGAAACGTTACGGGCTATCATCACCAACCCAGAAAAATGGGTGTAGCTGCAAGCGTCACATCTTGAAGTTTGTTGACGATTGGTACACAAAAAACGACGACATACCGGTGGATTTTTTGTGTATAACTAACTACTATCAGTCCACAGCCAGTCGACAAGAGGTCGACGTCTGTTTTGTAATACCCTATGGGCACATCAAGCCCGCTAAGGAGATGTCACATGTCACATGCTAAAGAAGCGAAGTTCGACACCGTCGCAACCTACGCTCGCATTGGTGCATCTATCGAGCTTCTAACGAAAGCCGCCCCGACCTTGTTAGAACGCGCGAAGGCACCAGCCCGCGAAGTTCAAGGTCCACGCCGTCAGCGCAAGGTTGCATGACGCATAAAGGCAGATAGAAGCAAGCCCGCATTTTGCGGGCTTTTTTTATACCCTCAGTTTACATTCCCAATCGCGTGGTCGATGTAGCGGGCGTGGGTTTGGATGTCACCCAGCGCGCGGCGCATACCGCCAACGTAGCCCCGGATAATGTCCAGTTCCCGATCGGCCGCCGACACATCGAACCCATCGGCGCGCAACCATTCCAGCAGAGTTAGCAGGGTGCTGCTGTCATCTTTGCTCAGGAAGTCGCGGATGATTGTCGCTTCATGCTTTCGGTTCGCCGGCAGGCTGTAGTTCGGTCGCTTGCCCGCGGGGATAAACTCGCCTTCATGAATGATCTGCTGCAGCTTGTCGACCAGGGCAGACAGGTTAGCGGTGCCGGTCAGATCGCCAAGCGTGTTGTGGCCATAGCGCTGGCTGGTCAGCTCGCTCTCCATCCGGTCGAACTCCGCGATATACGCTTCCTTGAACTGCGCCGCCTTCTTGCCGGTGAAGCCCATCACCAGGAAGACGAAGCCGTTCTTGGTCATATCGTAAACTTTGGATTTACGCACGGCGCCATTCCCGATGGTTACTTCTTGAACATGGGCGCAAAAGTTCGCTGATGTAAAATTAGGCGAACAGTCCAGGGTTTCGATTCTTTTCAGAACGTCTTTGTGCAGTTTGCCGAAGTAATCGGCTACTGATTGGGATGAAGTGATGGCCTTGCCATTGCTGACAGAAACTTCAGGATGCAGAGAGAGAATTTGGTTTGTCATGAGTGAGGCTCCAACAGTTGGATTATCACCACTGCCGACGCCAATCGACTGGTGGTGAGACGTACAGGGTTGGCGTACCGGTCACTCATGACTCCGGCGAGCCTTTCGGCTCCCCTGCACGCCCCACCATAATTCGGGTGTAGCCGTGCTACTGGCACAAAAAAACCGCTAAACGCGGCTGTGCGTCATAAGTGAAGTTCGGGACGCCAATCCCGGCATCAGATTTTGCTGATGAGCTATCACTATGGCGCAGCGTTTTGCAGTTGTCAAAGCACCAAAAAGGTAACATAATCCTATATTAATTGGAATAAAATTCATTTATGGGTTGTCAAATGTTTTTCTGCTGTGTGGTGGTTACATGCTTGTTACTAGTGGATTGATCTAGTAAAATTTACCGCATTGGTAATCCGGCTTCGGTTGGGTTTATAAGGAGAAAACATATGGAACTAAACATCATCACGCTGATCAAATCACTTCTGGCTGGTGCTGGTACTGGTTTTGCCTTCACTGGTGGCGTTTCCATTGCCATTCCCGCCCTGACAGTGTCAACAACACTGGCTCTAACAATGGCTGGTATTGGAGCTGCAGCGTTCTCAGGAATGTACATCAAGAAAAAACTGGTGGATTAAGTTGCAACAAGAAATCCACTGGTATTTGCCACAAAATACCCAGCAGCTTACTCATTTTTATTTTTACTTATGTGCTGGGTATTTTATTGTCCATGTGTTGTGGGACGCATTTTCGAAGAAGACACCTGCTTTTTCATTGGAAAATCTTCAATATAAGATGAATGAGCTGTTTTCTTCAGCGACTTTTGCAACTAGCGCATTCTTCGTGGTTATACTTTTCGATTTGACAAATCCATTGCGCAATTCTGATGCATTCATTTTCCCGTTAATATACTCAGCTTTTTCAGGTGCCATGATTTCACTTTCCGCTATGGTTCCAAAAGCAAGAAGCTAGAAGCCCGCTTAGCGGGCTTTTTATTTTATTGCTAATTATTGTTCCAACTGGTGAGTAATAAATTGCGAATGGGTTTTGATTTGTTCCTTCATTTTTTCATTTTGTGTGACATAGTTCACTAAAGCATTCAGTTCCAGCATAGCACCGCCGATCTCTGAACCGTCATCATCAAGTTCCTTCAGCAGCGTTTCCAGTAGTGAAGCCTTAGCTAATCCCGCGATCCCTTCGCGCGTGTTAACGCTTTTCTCCAGCATCCTGCTGGCCGGGTAGCTGTACTTCTTCATTGCTTAATGCACCTCGCTCAGCCTGTAACTACTGTATAAATAACCATATATAAAAATGATTAGTTTAGCAATATGCGCAACTTGAATTACCATTAAGGTAACAAAATTCAATATAACACATAATTAAATTCATGTATGGATTGTCAGGCGCTAGAATGCTCTTTATGTGAGCAAATGGGATTAGAGAGATGACCGTATCAACAGAGGTAAGCCGAGAGGAATACACCGGCAACGGGGTGACGACAGATTTTGACTATCGCTTCCGTGTGTTTTCTGCGGATGAGCTTGTTGTTACTGTCGCTGATACAACAGAAAACATCCGCACGCTGGTGCTGAACACTGACTACACCGTTACCGGCGCCGGCAGTCGTAACGGAGGCAAGGTAAAGCTTGTCAGTGCGCTGGCCAGCAACTGGCAGATCAGCATCGAGCGAGAGCTTCCTGTCACCCAAGAAGCTGACGTTCGCAACCAGGGGAACTTCTTCCCTGAAGTGCATGAGGATGCATGGGATAAGCTGACCATGCTGATCCAGCAGGCACTTAGTAACTTTGGATTGGCACTCAGGAAGCCTAACTGGCTGGCAAAATACTACGACGCGAAAGGGAATCGCATTGCAAACATGGCCGATCCTATTGGCCAGCAGGATGCTGCAACAAAGGGTTATGTTGATGCGGTTGGCGATGGGTATTTTAAGCGCACGCTGCGGGTTCCTGAAAATTACGTCCGTGTTATTCCTGCAATCGGCAGCCGCCGTCGCCAGCTCCTTGCGTTTGATGACTTCGGCAACCCTATCACTGTGCTGCCTGAATCTGGTTCGGCGTCAGACGTTCTGATTGTGCTTGCTGGGGCGGATGGTGCTGACCGCATTGGCATGGGGCAGAGCACCGTGCGCGATGTAATCGGCTACGTGACCCCTGAAATGTTTGGCGTGCCTGATGACGGTGACTGGACTCCACAGATTACCGCCGCAGTGGCGACAATGCGCGAAGTCCATTTGATGGCCGGAAAGGAGTATCGCTGCGACGGTACGATCTACATGCCTTCGAACAACATGCAGCGCCTGAAATTCGTTTTCAACGGCGCAACTATTTTCGCCAATCACATGCAGCCGGTGTTCCGATCGCCGGCGCCGCTCGAATCGCCAGCAATTTCTTATTACCACATTGTCGGCCCGGGAAAAATTCGCAGCATTGGCAGTGTGGATACTGTTTACGCGACGGGTAAAAACTTTGTTGGATTCCCTGCCGGCGATCACAGCAGCATTTACAACATTGAGATGACGGACATCTCATGCGACGGCGCCCAATTCTGGGGATACGCGGGGCATGGTGGAGATCTGTTCTTTGACAACGTCCGCGATAACCCTGTGGCGACGTATGGCCTATACAACCAAATCGGACGAGTGAACATTGGCCACTCTGGCGGTGACACATTGCTGATGAAGGGGAACTATAACAGCGTCGAATGGTGCCATGTTAAAAAGGCGGGTTTACCTGGGAGCAACCCAGAGCCTGGATACATCTGCGGTGGATGCGTCATATTCGGTGCGCCGGTTGATGGTGACCCACTCGGCAGCAATAACCGGGTTGGATACTACAAGGCAGATCAGTGGTCTTCGCTGGGTGTCGGATTTTCCGGGGATAACTGCAGCGTTGGGGAGATCGAGCTGGGCGAGAGTATTTTTGAAGACGATAGCCCGCTGGTGCAGGGAAACAAACCGTATGTCGCCATATACAACGGCAATGGGAATCACATTGGTCGAATCACATCAAAAAAATCCGCATACGGTGTTCTGTTTATCCGTGGCGAGCGCCACACGTTAGACTATGCAGAGCTGAACAACTGTCACAAAGAGCAACTGAGTTTAAACATTAATACCGTAGGCTCAACAGTTGGCGATTTTGTTGTGAACAACTCACTTCATATCGGCATGTATATCGAACCCGGTGCCGGCTGCTCTATCAACAGGATTATTTTCAATAACGCCAATATCCCTCTTGGAAATACAGCGTGCCAGATTCGTAACGCGAATGCGTCAATCGGCGAGATCCGCATAAATGGTTCAGGCTCCAGCTCAGGATCGGGTGTTTTTGTTGAACAGCGCGCAAAAAGTGCCGTTCGATTTATAACATGTAACAACATTAATGGGATGTCCATGTGGGTTCGGCCTGGCGGCCGCGCGCCTTCTGCCGCGCACTTAACAAATCTTCCTACGGCCACACGTCCAATTATGCAGATCTCTGCAAATCAGTCTGCCTGCACAGGATATTACATCGATAACAGGTCGGCGAGTGGAGGGCAAGCGACCATTTACGCTGAGCCTGATTCAGGCGGAGCAATATCAACGTGGGTGGGCTGTGAGGGGGCGATTCCTCTAGCTCAGGGCGGGGCAACGCTAAACGCTGCAACGACCTCTAATCGTTTTTATTAACAGGATTAACCATGACCGAATATTCAGATGTTAGTGCGATAGATAAACGCGATTGGATTTCGTTTTCTGACAAACTTCCCACTGTTGAAAATGGGAAGCCAGAAAAAATTTATGTGAAATACAAAATGCTGATCGCATATGAAGAAACACCAACGGCCACGGTGGAGTGGGCGCTCAGCGATGAAGGTAGAGAGCAGTTATCTCACTGGGCTTACATTACCGACGGTAATTAATTTACCGCGAAAGCGGGGTGGAGCCATGAAAATGGATAAAATCACGACAGGTATTTCTTATGGCGCCTCCGGTGGTGGCGCTGCATTCTGGTTTACCAAGCTGCTTGATGGATACTCGCCTGAGCAATGGGCCGCGATTGGAGTTTTGGGCGGATTGTTTTTCGCATTTCTTACCTGGCTAATGAACCTGTATTTCAAGATTCGCGAGGATCGCCGCCGCGAACGCATGGGGAGGATTGCCGATGAGCAAGCTGAATAAAACCGGTGCCGCCGGTGCCGTCTGTTCTGTAGCGGTAATCATCGGCCTGGTGCTGTCGAGTGGCGAAGTGAAGACCAGCCACGCTGGGCTTGAGCTGATCGGCAATGCAGAGGGCTGCCGCCGAGACCCGTACAAATGTCCCGCTGATGTGTGGACGGATGGCATCGGCAACACGCACAGCGTTAAACAAGGCGTGCGCAAGACAGAGCAGCAGATCGCCGAGGACTGGCAAAAGAACATCCTTGTGGCTGAGCGGTGTGTTACTCGCTACGCCGCCGGTGACAAGCTGCGGCAGGGTGCATTCGATGCGGCGGTGAGCATCACGTTTAATGCTGGTTGCGCGACGATGCAGAAATCGACGATGTTCCGGCTGTTCCGCCAGGGGGAAACTGTGGCCGCCTGCGATCAGTTCCCGCGCTGGGTATACGCCGGCGGCGTAAAGCTCAACGGACTGGTGATCCGCCGTGACAAGGAGCGCGCGCTATGCCTGGCAAAATAACATCTGCGGTAGTGATCATACTGGCGCTGGCGGCCATTTCCGGCGCTGGCGCCTGGCTGGCATCTCGACACTACCAGCCAACGATTGACCGGCTCAACGATGCGCTGACGCAATGCCGCGATACCGGCAGGCAGCAGGCGGCGATGATCGACAGCCAGAACGCTGGCATAACGGCACTGCAGCGTGAACAAGTCGAGAGAGAGGCCAAGGCCAAGGCTGATCAGGAAAAAGCCCGCGAGCAGGCCCGTGGCGATTATGAAAAGGCCAATGCGGTGATGGCAGAGCGAACCACTGGCGAGGTGTGTGCAGCGGCGTCTGCTGCGTTTGACGCAGAGCTGCGCCGGGAACGTGCACAATGAAGAGTCTGTTCATGGTTTCCGCCCTGGCATTGGCCGGCTGCTCGAACGTGCCGCCGGCGCCGTCATATGTTGAAGTAAAAGTCCCGATCGCCGTGCCGTGCAAAACGGCAGACGTTGCGCGCCCGGCGTTCGCTGTTGACCAGTTGCCTATCGGTGCTACTATCGACGTCCAGATGCGAGCGCTGCGTGCTGAGCGACACCAGAGGATAGGCTACGAAAGAGAGCTGGTAGCTGCCAATGAGGCGTGCAAAAACTGA